GATTCCCTTATAGGGTTCAACAAGGAATAGAGGTAAACAGATGAATGAAGAAACTAAAGTAAAGATGAGAGATGCCAACAAGATTCTCATGAAGATTAAAGATGATGGCTTAGATGCTCACTTCTTCTTATGTTGGGAAGCTCTTGAATACTTCTTATACGATGTATTGGAAGGTGAAGACTTTGAACGATTGAAAAAAGATTTAATATCAAATGAGTGATTCTAAATTTGTAAAACACATTGCCTGTGATGAATGTGGCTCTAGTGATGGCAACAGTCTGTATGACGATGACCACACCTATTGCCATGTTTGCCACACCTATAAAAAGAGTGACGGAACAATAGATAAGAGTAAAAAAATGACACCAACAACGACAAGGATTAACTTCTATGACAATGCTACTACTAACGCTATCAATAATCGTGGTATTTCTCAGGCTACTTGCCTAAGCTACGGAGTCAAGCAAGACCCATTAGGAAACAAGCACTATTACCCTTACTTTGATATTGATGGCACGATGGTGGCAGTTAAGACAAGAAGCGTAGCGGACAAGCAGTTCAGTATCGCAGGTGAGTTCAAAGATGCTATCTTGTTCGGACAACAGAACTTCGCTAAGGCAGGTCGTTATCTCACTATCTGTGAAGGCGAGATTGACGCTATGGCATCGTTTCAGATGCAAGGCAGTAAGTATCCTGTTGTTAGTATCCGCAACGGTGCTAGTGCTGCTCTAAAGGACTGCAAAGCACAATATGAATACATTGATTCATTTGAAAACATCGTCATTGACTTTGATGCTGATGAGCCTGGACAGAAAGCAGCTCAAGCAGTAGCAGAACTGTTCGGTGGCAAGGTCAAAGTGTTAAAGCACAAGAAAGGATTTAAAGATGCGGCTGACTATCTCAAGAACAACTCAGGCAAAGAATATGTTGATGCTTGGTGGAGTGCTGAGTCTTATATACCTGATGGGATTATTCAAGGTAACTCGTTATGGGAAGTGGTATCTACACCTATTGAGAAAGCTGACTGCGATTATCCATACGAAGCCCTCAATAAACTCACCTATGGCATTAGGAAGGGTGAGCTTGTCATGGTTACTGCTGGTTCGGGTCTCGGTAAATCACAGTTCCTTAGAGAGATTGTATGGCACATTCTTAACAAGACGACTGACAACATTGGTCTTATGTTCCTCGAAGAAGGAGTCAGAAAGACTGCGAGAAGCCTTATGTCGTTAGCAGTAAACCGACCAATCCATTTACCAGATGTAGAAGTAACACCAGAGGAGTTAAAAGATGCTTTTGATAGAACATTGGGAACTGACCGTTTATATCTTTTTGACCATTTCGGGTCTAGTAGCTTGGACAATATTGTCAATAGGGTCAGATACATGGCTAAAGGTCTTAACTGTGGGTATGTGCTGCTTGACCATATTTCTATCATTATCTCTGGCGGTGATGTGGGTGATGAGCGGAAAGCTTTAGACGCAATTATGACAAGACTACGAATGCTTGTTCAGGAAACAGGTATCGGTCTAATTTGTGTATCACATCTTAAACGACCTGAGAGTCGTGGACATGAGGACGGGGCTGTTACTTCGTTATCTCAATTGCGTGGTTCAGGTGCAATTGCACAACTTAGCGACATTGTTATTGGCTTGGAAAGAAATGGACAAGCTGAAGACCCTACCGAACGAAACACTACCCATGTCAGGGTTTTAAAAAATCGTTATAGTGGTGCGACAGGACCTGCAGGACATATTCTGTACTCATCCCAAACAGGTCGTATGCTTGAAATTGTAGATACTTTATAAATATGTTGACATTTTCTTTGACTTGTGTTATCATAATAAGTGGTCAAAGAAAGGACACCTATGTTTAAGTTTACCTGTAAAGTATGTAAGCACGAGCTTCCGACAAGTAAGTTCTCTGTTAGCACCAAAGTCAATAAAGCAGGAGAGTCTAAGGATTATGTGGACTCTACCTGCATGGTGTGTAGACGACGAGCGTACTTAGCAAAACCCGGAAAGAAAGAGATACACCGACAAGGAACAAAGAACTGGTATCGTGACAATCCTGACAAAGCTAAGTCGCAGCGTCTCAAGCAGTACGGATTAGACTTAGACGGGTATAACGCTTTGCGTAAAAAGCAAAAGTATTGTTGCGCTGTTTGTCATAAACATGAAACTGAGGTTTCGCAAGGAAGGGCTAAAACAACCGCAACTGCGCTTCATGTTGACCACGACCATGTTACCAACAAAGTTCGAGGACTGTTGTGTACAAATTGCAACACTATCTTGGGTAAATGCTATGATGATGTTAAAATACTAAAACAAGCTGTAAATTATTTAAAGGACACACTATGAAAGTGATATATGGGGAACCTACAATTTGTGAAAGGCTAGATTGTATAATCGCAGATGCTTCTAAGCCAATTAAAGAAATTAGATTAACAGCTTCTGAGCTAAGTGAATTTTGTGAAGAAACAGGATATGCGTTTGCTAAAGGTGCTGGGTATACACATAGAGGATATAGAATTGCATACGATTGGGGAAGCTACAAATGAGTAACGACTTAGTAGAAAAAGCACGGCAATATGCCAAGACAGACGAGTATGCTGTAACTCGCAATTACATCAATGCACTGTGCGCTGAGATTGACCGCCTACACACACTCAATCGTGATGTGTTTGGTCGTATTCAAGACAACACCGAAACCTATAAGAACAGTGAACGCTATCAGTGGCTAAAGAACGCTTCTTGGGATGTCCCACAAGATGTTATTGCTCCTGCAGTTGTGAACTGTAATGGGAATATGTCTGAATGGCAGTGGATGACTGGTAACGAGATTGATAACTTGATTGATAAATTTATGGAGCAATACAAATGAATACAGAAGAACTGATTACAGCCCTTGATAATCGCTATGGAAATCCGTTAGCAAAAGACTGTGAGTTAATCCAAGAAGCAATTAAAGTATTACAGTTTCAAGCTGAAGAGATTGCTGCATTTACCAATACACGGTGACTTTACCATATCTGTTTTCCATTTCCATAAGTTATTCCAGTTCGGTAGATGCAGTGGCGGACACTTCCATACCATTACTCACAGTTCTTTCTCAATCGTTTAGTCTTGTCTTCGTTATCGCTAAAGTACTTACACTCCTTACCTTGTCTTGGACTATCAACAAAGTAAGACTGATACTCTGGTGTAGCTCTAGCAGTAAAGCGATAGCACCTCTCACGCTTCTTACAAGTCTCATCACGACACATTGTTATATCTGCCAATTTTATCTCCTTACCTGTATCAATAAACAAAAGAACCTGTACACACTATACACATCACCACCGTTAAACCGCACAGAGTTCCACTGTAGTGGTGTGCCTTTAAACATAGGGGCTTTGTGTATTGTGATGTTCATAGCTCTTGTGCCTTTCTTAGTATTACTCGTGTTAGGCCAACGAAAAATCCTTGCTTTACTTCGCCTTGTTGCTTATTAACAAACAAAGGGTTATGTATTAATGCTTGTTGTTTTTTTATTTCACTATCCGCTAACAACATCCCAGACTCGCATTTAGGGCATTTGTATTTACTTATGTCGTAGCCATGAACACAATCATAATCACTCATTTCTCTTGTGCCTTTCTTAGTATTGCCAATGCTGTTTTAAGTGCTTTTTCTAAATTTTCTATTTCTGTTGTTTGTTTGCGTAATGTAATTTGTGCATCCATTCCCCAGTTTCGCAAATTATCCTCATTCCATTCATTGTGTTCATCCCTAAACTCATCTGCTAACTCTAATGCTGTTGGTTGGCTCATTTCTCACTCGCTTTCTTTAGTATTGCTCTAGCAAATGCAATATCACCTTCTTGTTGAATCAGATGAATATCAGCCAATGCTTCTATTTCCGCATCACTTAACTCTTTTATTTGTGGTGTAGTGTAGAGTGGAATATTTATTTCTGAAAATTTGTTTTCTTTAAACTGAAGTGATTTTCCGTTATCCACATCTATAATCATCCACGCTACTGGTTCATTGTTCATTTCTCACTCGCTTTCTTTAGTATTGCTTTAGCAAATTCAATCCATCCTTCATTGGAATCAATAAGGTTTACAACTGCATTACCTATTTCAATTATTTCCTCATCACTTAAC